CACCTGGATTTGGTATATCTCTACCTCCTCCACCACCTCCACCAAGAGGACCTGAGTTATTTCCACTTCCACCACCAGTACTTCCACCTCCTGTGTTAGTTTGTGTATCACACTCTCCTATTAATGTAACTCTTAAATTAGGAGGATGTGTTATACTATCTTTTTCTGCACAAATAGTAATACTTCCTCCACGATAAATCAAATTAGTATCACGAGGTTCTCCACTTGCATCTATATATTGTGCACTAAATGCTGAGTTTACTTGAGTTCCATATATGTCTTGACCGTATTCATCAGTTCCATCTGTGTTTGTTATCCTATACTTTTTTAATGTAGTTTTTGGTCTTGTTTTTTCATATTCTCTAACATCACCAGTTACTATCTTAAATGAATTGTTTTTTTGTACTATTTTAAATGAATCATACTCAGAACCATTTATTGTTTGTAACGTATCAAATTCATCTTTATATTCGAATGTTGCAATATCAGACCAAATAAACCACATTTTTGTTTCTGTATTACTTTCAAATTTACAACTACCATCATCTTCATTTGCCTTAGGATTATAGTTTATAGCTTTTGGATTAGTACACCCTTTTATAACTATTGTATCTCTATACTCACAAGTACCATCATTAACTGTTGCTGCCTCATTAAAATTAAGTGCTTTTGGGTCTGTACAACCCTTGACCTCAGTTTCAGGTACGGTTGTATCATAAATATTATCTGATGTTGAACTTTTTAATATTTGTTTTACCTTATCTAAAGTTATTTGTTCTTCCTTAGTAAGTACATTATTATCTTGAATAGTTCTTTTTGGTAAATTAAAATCAATTGAATTAATTAGAGCAGTGATTGTATCTTGTTTTAATTTTTTAACTGATAATTCTATGCAATCTTGTTCTTCAGTTGGTTTACCATAATTAATATCATTTATATTCCAAACTCTTCTGTTTGCATAATACTTCATTGATTCGATTAATTTTCTTTCAATTTGGTACATAAAGATATCAAAATTTTCAATGTTAAATTCTTGTTTTATTTTATTGATATAATTTTTACCATCACTCTCAGTTCCTTTTGAAAGTAAAAATTTTGTTATGATTTTTTCTATATCAAAACTTTCTATAAATTTTTCAATATAGTAAATTACATCATCTCTAAACGTATCACCCTCTGTAAAAACACTATATCTTTTTTCTAAATCTTTATTTTCTTCTTTTGCTCTAATTGGTAAAACTCTAATTTCAGTCCTTGATGGTGCTATTTCATGTATCCATAATTTATTAGAATCAAGAATTTCTTCTCCTAATCTACGATTTAAAAGAGTAACTTGTGTTTTAAAAATACCATTATTATATCCAGCTTCTTTTATTAGAGCTTCTAAATCTACTACAAATTCAGGTACATCTCCTATTTTTTTAGTAAGAATGTTATCCGATATTAAAAAGTATTTTGAAATGTTTGTATCATCTAAATGAATATATCTTACTAATTTACCAGAATCTCCTTGGGGTAGTTTATTATCACTTACATCATATAATATAAATTCAATCATATCGGCACACCCAAGACCAAAGTTAGCCTTTGATATTTCTTTTTGAAATATTTTTCTATCTTCTTGTTCTACAAGATAACCTTTTCTTCCCTCTATGTCTTTAAAATCTTTTATTGCCATTAGTTTCCGTCACCGCCTTTTCTAAGTTTTCTATAAAATATACCTTTTAAGTTATAAGTATCTTGACCAATAGTTAGTGTAATATTATCTGTAAATTCTGTTCTTCTACCTTTAGGTGACCTTACATTTCTAATTTTCTTAGCATCAATTTCTACCTTACCAGGTGTTTCTCCACTTCTTGGTGGTATTGTACCATTACTTTTTGAAAAACCTAACCATGGTGAACCATGTTTACCTGGTCCTGCTACTACTGAAATAGACCATGTTGTTTCTGCTTCTTCACTAAAGTTATATAATTCAAGTGAATCTAAACCAGCCCAACCAGAAGAAAGTCTGTTACTTCTGAAATGAATTTGTCTAGTTTCAAATAAACTTGGGTCATCGTGTGGTTCGGGTACCTTCCAACCAGTATCTCCTTTTTGGTCATATGAATTATCAGGTCCACTTAAGTTTGCTCGTATTGCTGTTTCCTCTTGTGCTGCTTCTTCTTGGTCCTCTATTCTAATTAAAGTTTCTTTTTGTGCCTGTAATCCTCGTACTTGTGCTTCTAATGATACTCTTTCTATTGCTTCCTTAGTACCTTTAATAATTGCTTGTTGGAAATCACTTAATAGTGTAATATATCTATTGTTTGCTGCCTGTAATTGGTTTTCTGCTGCTGCTTGTTGTAATTTTGCAGAATCAACTTCTACTTTTAATTGTTCAACAACTCCATTTAATCTTTCAATTTCTGCAAGTGCAGTATTAAGTTGTTTTCTTAAATCAGCTATTTGTGCTAGAGCATCTTCATATTTTTTTCGTAAATCATCATATTTTGATTTAAGTATATATGGTCCTCTTTTGGGTTTCTTTTTTTTAATTAACTCATCAACCTTTACATCAACTGCCTTTTTTAATTCTTCTTCATTATATTTTGGTTTCTCTACATAACCAGTAGATTCTCCACTAAAAGAAGTTTGTTCTATATTTGGTGTAATATCAACCTCGTTAAGTTCTGATTTAAACCTTGGGTCTTTATTTTTTGCTTTAATTACAGTATCACCAAACGGCTTTTCTTTTTCTATATTCTCAGGCCTGATTTCTTTTCCATCAAGTTTTCGCACAAGAATTTTACCAGAAGCAGTTCTTCTCTCTACCTTGGAACCTTTTTGTGTAAGTTCGTTGATTCTAAATTTATCAGTTAACGCCATTTTATTTTTCCACAGTAAAAGTTAAATCTTTATCTACAAAGTATTCAACTACACCATCTCTATCTGTTTTTATTTCTATATAATAATCTCTATTATATTCCCAATTTGTTAAATTAAGTTTAAAATAGTTTCCACTTGAATCACACGATAATTTTGTATAATCTCCAAATGGTACTATTACCTCTTCGGTGATTATATCTTTTATTTGATAATAACTTGAAGTTGGTAAATAATAAACATCAGTATAAGAATATTGATTAGTGTAAGTTTTAAGTGGATATTTTTCTCTACCAAAAACTCGTATTTCAGGTTTACTTCCTTGTTTATATCTGGTCTTTAATCTTTTAAACGTTACATGAATATCATCGGATGTAAGTTCTGTTAGTGAACCTGTTATAAAACTAGAATCATCCCATCCAATTCTTAACTTCGGTTGATATATGGTATTTGTTTCTTTTGAAAAGAATTTTAATTGGCCATAATCAATTGTATCGTTTTCTTTAGCAGAATCATGTTTTAATATAAATCCTTCGTTTGGTAAATCTCCACTAATCCATGATGATAGTGATTCGGATACATCCATTGAAATATCACTTGAGTGGTAATCAAATAATTGACTTGCGGAAGAACCAGTGTACCATACTCCACCTCTACCATTATATGAACCCGAACTTTCTAATGAAGCAGAACCAACTAACCAAGAAGTAGATGTTTTTCTACTATCCCAAGTTACGCCATCTGTTGATATTTCATCAAATCGTGTACCAATTCCCACATCCCATGATTGTGATACTGGGTACGCATATATTGTATATTCGTTTGGTATTTCACTTCCTTCACATTCTGTTAAAAGCATTTCTGCAGAACTCATTGTTACCTCTCCACTTACTATGGATTCAGATAATGCTGTTGTATCAAATTTAATTAAAGAACGAGATATATCTTTTAAATTACCATAATAAATTTTAGATATTTCTAATATCTCATCTCTACCAGTATTTTGACTTGGTTGTTGAAGATAAATTGTTGAATCTTTGGATGCTGTTAAAAAATGATACATTATACTACTCTCCCTCTTATGTCTTTATTTGGAAACTTAACTTCAAATATTGATGGGTCTAAAGATGGATAAACTATTTTACCTTTAGTTGCATCTAATATGTTATATGAATTTTGTGAATAGTTTCCTAAACATTTGTTAATGATTTCACATTTTGGTACAGATTGAACTCCCTCTACACCTGCTATTAATAATTCTACCTCAGAAATATTAATTGGCATATTAAATGCCCATTTGTCAATATTGAAATAATTTTGTAGTTCTATCTGAGTTCTTGTAAGTACTTGTCTTTTATTATATCCATTGTAAACTTTTATTTCAAATTCAACACCAATGTTAATAATAAATCCATTTAAAATATTAACACCATCGGTTAACATTCTATATTCACTTATATATGTTTTTAAATTTTCTTTAATAGCTTGATTTAGTGTTGAAAGTTTTTTATCTGAATCATATCCTAAAACATATAAGTTAATTGCAAATGGATTATTTTTTTCAGTTACGCTTTTCTTTTTACTACCAAGATATTTTACAACTCTGTTTTTAATTTCTTGCTGAGATGAATCTGAATTTTTTAATTGTTCTACCAATCCTACAAATTCCTCTAAAGAATTTTTATCTGTAAGAATAGAAGCTGGTGAGTTGTTATCCAACTCTCCGTCTGGTGCACAATATGCTTTAGCAATTCCACCATACTTTGCAGGTAATGAAAGTGCTCTTACTTGATAATCTTTTCGTGTTACTGCTCTATTTTGTGAACCAAAATTAGCTAATGCGTTTTGTTTAATTTCATCAGATGTATCTGCACCTTTACCACCCGTACCAGATTCTTCGTTATCACATGCTACTGAATTTTTACATTGTTGTAGTAAACGTCTTTCTGCTTCTGTTGTAAATGTTTCTCTATCATCTTGAAAAGTTATTGTATCTATTTGTACTAATTCTCCAACACCAACATTAGAACCAACACCACCACCTATAATATAATCAATAGTAAACTCACCAGTTGGTGCCTGTCCGTATGATGTTGTTTTTAAAAAATTTGATGGGTCAAACGATGCACCTAAATTATCAATTGAAGATTTTAATCCTAAACCAACATTTTTAAAGTTTGGAATTAATTGTTCATCTGATGAAGTTGAGTTTCCTGCACCAAATACAAGAGTTGTTGTGTTATCTGCATTTACTTTTGTTGTAAATCTTCTTGTTGTTTTTAAAGTTTTTAAAATACTTGGTACCGATTCTTTAAATTGTGCTAACTCTTTGTCTGTTGTATCGCTTGTTGCGTAATCAGAAAAAACCATTTCTTGTGCTAAGTAAGGAACATGATACCATTTATTTCCATTAGAATCTCTTACATCTACAATATCTATTATATTATTTTCAACTAAAGGTATTTTAGAAAATTGAGAAGGAGATGAACCAAAGTTATGAGTTACACTTACTAATTGACCTGATATTGCATTTACATATTTTTTAATTAAATAAAGAGTTGGCTCTCCATCATCATCTGTTCTATAAATTGAAACCTCTCTATCATTCTCGGATGCAAAATCTACCATTTCAGTAGTTCTAAATTGTTGTCCTTGAGTTGTGGCAGTTACTGTCATTCCTTGTGGTATTCTTAAATAATATCTATCATCGGGTCTAACTTCGGTTGTACCTGCACCAATGACCGGAACTGTTTGATATACACTTAATTTAACAATCGCTGGAGAAGTTACTTTTGGTTTATAACCCAAGTACTCGGCCAATGCAATTATGTTCTCTCTATCTTCTGCTGTTGTTATTAATGATTCTTTTAAAGTATCATCTGTATAATATGAAAGTACATCTCCAAGATATGATGCCATTTCTATAAACATCATTCCAGGTGATGCTTCGTTAAAATCTGAATAGGTTGTTGGGAAATAAGTTTTTGCATACTCAATTAGATTTTGTCTAAATTGAGAAAAATCTTTATTAAGATACTTAATATCTCTACCACCATTTGGGTTTCTATTTATACTATTTAATGCCATATTTTATTATCCCTCAACTAAAAATGTTATTTCTTGTGGTTCATATATATTACCAACTGTAAATTGTACTTTCATTTCTGCGATATATCTATCTTTCATTTCATCAGTCATATTTACATCTATTGTATCTATGTTTATATATGGTAACCAAAAGTTTACACTATTTGTTATATTTTCTTGTAATTTTGATTCAAGGTCATTAGTTGCTTGTTCAAATAATAACTCATGAATACCAGAACCAAAATTTGGTTGAAATACTCTTTCTCCCTTTCTTGTTAAAAGTAAATTTTTTAAATTACTTTTTGCTTGTTCAAATGAACTAAATGCTTGAGAAAAATAACCAGTATTACCTCGTTGTACTGGCAAGGTGATACCATATGCCTGATTTGAAAACTCCTCAG